CGAAACAATTAGAGGTGCTACTTCTGGTGCGGAAGGTACTCTATTTAAAAAGGATATTGATATGAACCAATTGGTTGTTAGATCAACTAATAACATTCCTTATATCGGCGACGTTCCAGCTGATAACGATTTATTTGAAACAATTAAAGGATTAACAACAGAGGACGAGGTGATCTCATATAGAGTTTATAAGTACGAAACAGCACCTCATCATTATTTTATAAAGGATGCTGATGGTATTGAACGAGAGTATACTAATCGCTCATTCATCGATACCACAGAATCCACCCCCGAAAACGATTTAAGCTTTGTTAGTAATAGACAATATGTTTATGACTTAAACGAGAAGCGATCTAAAATTAGAGTTATTAACCCCAAACACATCGGTCGATTTGTAGAAGCATTTGAGAATTTATTGAATGAGTGATGTATCCAAGAATAGAGTTGGCCCTGATGGAGTAGCGACTACGCCTACGACATATCATGTAGGGTCAATTAATCTTACTGCAGCTGATGGCAAAACATACGAAATATCAAACATCGTAGCATACTTTGAGATATACGAATCCATAGCTTTACCGACCATAGAAGTTACGCTTGGTATTGGTGACAGTATTAATTTTATGGAGACTGCTAAACTTCAAGGTAGCGAAAAGATTACCATTGATGTTCATCGTAAGCAGTCTAATGGCCGAAAGAAATTTAAACTAGAATTATATGTAGTAGAAATATATAACTATGTGCGGCCTAAACCTGGCATGCAAACCTTTTCGTTACGTGCCGTTGGTGAACATGTATATGTCGATAGCCTTACAAAATTAAATAGATCGTTTCAGGGAAGCCCTACAGATGTTATTAAAAAAATAGCATCTAGCGATTTAGGTATAAGTAATTTCGAAAATACTGCAGGTTCTTCTAATATTATAAAAGGTATATTTCCAAACATTCGGCCTCTTGATGCTGTTGATTGGTTAAAGGAACAAGCATTTGACGAGAGCACACCATTCTTCTTTTACCATACGGCAGTCGACGATAAGGTACACTTAAAATCGTATAAAGAATTAGTAGGCGAGCCTGTATATGACACCTATGTATACAGACCATTTACTGATGAAGATATAAGCCTCGAGACTAAAGAAGGCTACGAGCATGAACGAACTAAAATACGGTCGCTATCTTCTAATTATGGCCAAGGCAAATTAACACCAGCTATGGGTGGAGCATATGCTGCTAACCTTCATACATTAGATATATCAGATAAGTCGTATATAAAAACAACTTATCAGTACGATAACTCAATGTATAAGCTTAATAAAAACAAATCGTTCAGTGATTCAATATCCTTTGCCGATCGTAAATTAACGGAACATAAAGATGCTAAAATTTATTTTATATCTGGTAATAAAAAGAGTTTCAATACAACCGGTAATTATTATTCAACATCCAATGTAGACTTGGCTAAAGCAATAAGTTATTCAAATCATTTATCGCACCAGGAACATACTATAACAATTGCTGGCGATTTTGATTTAAAGGCAGGCGATAAAATAAAGGTTGAAGTAAGGAAGACCAAGGAAGAGGCTGATGGTTCAGGCATCGATAAACTACAGTCTGGCATTTATATGATTACTGCTATTACTCATACATTTAAGGACGGATATTTCCAAGATTTATTAATACAAAAAGATTCAAGTGAGGTCGCGTTATAATGTTAGAAAATGATATGTTTATAGGCGGACAGTTCGCATGGTTTACAGGAGTTGTAGAAGATATAAACGACCCTGAAATGATAGGCCGCGTAAAGGTTCGTTGTTTTGGTTACCATACCGAAGATCTAGCTCAAATTAAAACAGAAGCATTACCATGGGCTACTGTTATGGGTCCAACGTCTTCTGCTAATATATCTGGCATTGGTACAACCACTCACGGATTGGTTAATGGTACGTGGGTAATCGGATTTTTTAGAGATGGAGCAAGTGCGCAAGACCCTATTATTATGGGCACAATTGCTTCTACCTATGCAGAAAAACCCTCAGCTGATAAAGGCTTTTCGGATTCATCTGAAACATATCCTAAGCTCCAACACGATACGGATAGCGAAGAAAACACTTTAGAAGAAGTTTATAATGATACTAATTTATTAGCACGTGGTACGAATACAATTATAAGGACGACTGATTTTACTACAGGCGAACCTGCCACAGCTTATGCAGCAGAGTATCCAAATAATAAAGTAACACAAACAACCTCTGGCCATATTATTGAAATAGACGATACGCCAGGGGCTGAAAGAATTAATGTACGACATATGTCTGGTACATTTGTAGAAATACACCCTAATGGTGATGTTGTACAAAATAATAATAATCGCTACCATATTACAGCTGGTAACGATAATGTACATATTACCGGAACATGTAATTTAACAATTGATAATGACTGTAATACAACTATTGGTGGCGATTGGAATATTAATGTTACAGGTGATAAAATAGAAACAATCGGTGGCGATGTAGTAGAAGACGTAGGCGGTAGCCAAACAACAAGTGCGAGTGGCGTTACTGTTAATGGCGGTGGATCAATTGATATGAACGCAGGCAGAATTGATCTGAACTAATATGCCAGTAACTGCAACCAGCAATAACACCTCGGTCGAAAGAGACACTAGCTTTTCCTTTAATATTAGTGTTAGTGCGACTGGTATGGATGTCATTGAAAGTATTGCTGTAACAAGCTCTTCGCCAGACGTTGGAGTTACTATATCAGTTACTGGAACGTCGACCGCTACGGTCAGTGGATCATATACCGCACAATTTACTGATGAGATCCATTATATGGAGCCAGGAAAAACTAACCGTACAGCTACTGTGTTTGATGCGGATGGTAACCCAACTGGCGAAAGGGATTTAACCGATGCTGAGTTTACTGAACAGAAATTAATATATCCATCAATGGAAAGGCCAACGGTGGTGATTGGTACAGGTAATGTTCCACCAGGAAAACAAATTATTAAATTAAATAATGATAGAACTGGTTATAAGGATATCACATATACCGTAGCTGTTACTACAACTATTAGCACATATAACGAAACTATAGTTCATCGTGTAACAAATGGCGGAGCTGCAGCAATGAATTGGCTAACAAGTTATTTACCGCCAGATCCAGAGGATTAAAATGGCCCATGAGTTTATAATAAGATTAAATGATAAGTTAATAAAATATACCGACTTTGATGATATACCAGAGTCGTTTGATAATTTAATAAAGTTTAACCCTGAGATTATTCCACCCCCTCATACAGAAGAGGACCATAGAATAAATGCTCAATGGCACGATAAATTTGAAAAGTTAATGAAAAGGGAGACACGATAATGCCAGCAGTAGCACGAATAGGAGACCCAAATGCAGCACACTGTAGCGGTATGACACAGGCAGCCGGAAGTGGTAATGTATTTGCTAATGGTAAACCAGTATCGCGCGTAGGCGATAATAATACAGGTCATTTATTACCAGGAAGTCCATGCCCTGGTCATGCAACTCCAATTGCTTCAGGTTCAGGTAGCGTATTTGTTAACGGAATACCTTGTGGTAGAAGCGGGGATCCAACATGTACTAATGTATCCGCAGGAAGTCCGAACGTCTTTGCAGGTTAAGAAAAATAGTATTCTAATATCCACACAGGTATAAATAGATATATGGCTAATTCAGTAGACAGAACAACATCACCTCTCAATTTATCTGATAACAGTAGATCGGCTTTGGTCGCTCGTAAGAAAGGATATTCTGATATAGACCTAAGTTTAAAGTTGCATCCTATTCGTAAAGATATTATGCCACTAAGAGACGATGCAGCAGTTAAGAATTCTGTAAAGAATTTGATCCTCACTAATTTTTATGAGAGACCATTTCAGCCAGCGTTAGGTGCTAACCTACGAGGTATACTATTCGAGCCTGCAGATGCTATTACAGAATTAGCGTTAGAAGATAATATAGCAAGAATTTTAAAAGAAGAAACTCGAATAGAATTAATCTATTTAAGTGTCGACGATATACCAGACAAAAACGCATATAGAATAACATTAAAATTTTTAATAAAGCAAACAGACGTCGAATCAGATGTTGAAATTGTTTTAAGACGACTCAGGTAATTATATGGCTACCAATTTAAATGTATCAGAACTCGATTTTGATCAGATTAAAAATAATCTGAAAAACTTTTTAAAGCAGCAAACAGAATTTAACGACTACGACTTTGAAGGTAGTGGCTTATCAGTTCTGTTAGATGTTCTTGCATATAATACACATTATAATGCAGTGGCAGCGCATTATTCTCTTAATGAGTCGTTCCTGGACTCTGCTCAAATTCGTGGTAATGTTGTTACTCGTGCTAAACTTCTTGGTTATACTCCACGGTCTATTCTAGCACCAAGGGCAGCGATACAGTTTATCGTTGATGCCTCTGCGTCTCCGGTTATACCTGATACTTTAACTCTTGAGCGTGGTACTAAATTTACCACTCAAGTGCAGGGTGAAACATATCAGTATGTTGTATTAAACGCACAAACTGTTACTAAATCATCTACCGACACCTTTACCTTTACAAACGTAGAAATTGCTGAAGGTACATATAAAACGATTCAGTTCCGTGTCGATAATGATATCGAAAGCCAGAAGTTCCAAATTCCAGATATGGATGCTGATGTATCAACTCTTAGAGTACGCGTACAGCAGAACGAACGAACAGAATCATACGATGTATATAGCAAATTTGAATCTCTCCTTAATGTAGATTCAACTTCGCAAATTTATTATACGCAAGAAAATACAAGTGAGAAATATGAAGTTTATTTCGGCGATGGTATTATTGGCCGTAAGCCATTAAACAATAACGTCGTAACACTTGATTATATTTACACACATGGTGTTGAATCAAACGGTGCATCAGAGTTTTCGTTCTCTGGTATTATTGGTGGCTTAGTAGATGCAGCATATAGTACTCCTACATTAATCACAAAAGCCTCTGGTGGTGCGGATAGAGAATCATTAGAATCTATCCGATTTAACGCACCATTGACATTTACCGCACAAAACAGAGCGGTAACCTCAGACGATTATCGTTCTATTATTCTTAAAGGTTTTGCTAATATATCTTCTATCTCTACTTGGGGTGGTGAGGATAATGATCCACCTGATTATGGTAAAATTTATATCGCAATTAAACCTTTAACAGAAGATAAGTTAACGACCAAAGAAAAAGATACTATTACCAGCAGTGTACTAGCCGGTAAAAATATTGTATCAATTGAGCCCGTTTTAGTTGATCCTAACTTTACTGAATTAGAACTAGACGTATTCTTTAAGTATAACCCTAACCTTACAGATAGAACACAGGTAGAGTTACAAGGTGTTGTACGCGATACTATTTCAGATTATAACTTTAATAACCTTAATAAGTTCGATGGTGTATTTAGATATTCGCAACTATTAAACTTAATTGATAATGCTGACCGATCAATTCTAAACAGTATCGTTAGACCATATATGTTTAATAAGATAACTTTAGGCACAACCAATGCTTCAAACAACTTTGAATTAAATTTTGCATCACCAATATATGATACTAAATCTGACGAATTTTCTGTTACCTCCACAGCATTTAATATTGGAGGAGTAAAACATTATATTGGCGATGAAGAAATTGTTGGTAGTTCTGATCGACAGGTTATCATTTATAAAATTGTAGATGGTGTAAATGTTACAGTTATTAATGATGCTGGTAAGGTTGAACCATCTAAGGGTAGAGTAACACTACATAGCTTTGCGGCCGATGCGGCTACTGAGATTAGAGTTACGGCTACTCCAAACAGTTTAGATATTGCACCAAAACGCGATCAGTTGCTTAATATTGATCAATCCTTTGTACAGATAACCGCAGAGATTGACACTATATCAACTGCAGGTGCGTCTGGTGCAATTGATTATAATACAAACGCAAGGTTAAGATAATATGGCTGAGAATAATTCACCAGGTTATATAGAAACGACGGCTTCAAGTAAAAAGAAGTCTAAGGAAAAGTTGAGAATAGATCAGCTGATTCCTAGTGAAATATTAGAAACTACTGGTGAAACTGGTATTAAGCAAATATTAGAAAAGTATTATGAGTTCATGAATATGAATGAGTTCATATACAATGACGACGAAACACATACCGATATTATCTTAGACAATAAAGCTGTATTTAGAATATCTGATCCTAAGAACGAAAATAACCAGTTTTTTACAGACGAAAATGGTGGTGATTCAACATTAAAAATAATAAATTCAACTGGAGGCCTTTTACCAGCTCAATTTACTTTTGATGCTACATCTTCAGGTGTTAGTGGAACTAATATTACAGTCACAGAACTACAGCGTAAAAGCTTGCCGGTTGGTGCAGCAGTAATATATAATGTTTCTTCCGTTAATGATAACATTGGCGGATTAGTTAATGCACTAACGTATTATGTAGTTTTTAGTAGCGGAACAACAATACGGTTATCAGATCAACCCAATGGAACACCTATAGATCTCACGGCTAGCTCTAGTGCTACACATTCGCTAAAAGGTGCTTCAAACGAATTAACATTCCCAATTAGCTCTCTTAATATTAGTATTTCAAATGGTAATGAATTACCTGGCTCATTAGCATCGCGAACTTCCGACCTTGGTAAAACAATGACGATCTCAGGGTTGGATGCATTTAATGGGTTTACCGCAAGATTAGTTACTCCAATTACTAACTGGGTTGGCCCTGGTCCATCATATGTTTTGAATGCAATCGAAGACGCGATGGATATTGATAAAAACTCGCAATCAACTACGGATCCAACTAATCAGTATTTAGAAATGATTCAGAAAGAAATTGCGGGGGCGATTCCACGAAACCTAGCTCAACAGGGCCCCCCTCTCCCTTTCTTTCCT